GTGGTGAAGTTAATGTCGCCGGTTTTGCCTGATCCCGCGTTGTTTGGGATGCCAACAAAATCAGAAAAGTCTACTGAGTCTGAGTAGTCAGCAGGAAGCTCCCAAGCTAAAACGTCGGTTGATGCGTCAAACAGAATCTCTACGCCCATACCGATAGTAGAAAACCAGATGCACTCAATCTGCACACTTGAACACGCGGCACTATTCGCTGGGTTCGTTGAGAGAGCAGAAACATCAATCTTCGTTACGGCAGACTCGCCGCTTCCGTCGCTGACGTTGGTAAATGCAAAAATTGCAGTGCGGGGGCCGTCTTCGATTGTCTGACTGGTAACTGTGTCAGCCATCTTTGTCTCCTAAAAAAAGGGGGCCGAAGCCCCCGTCTAGATTATTGGTCTGCAAAAGCTGGAGCAGTTGCGCCAGTCACAGTGCCAAATATCTGATAATTGGTGGAGTTCAAGCCAACAATCGTTACGTCAAATCCAGCAGGTACGTTGAGTTGAATACTGCTGTTGGAGTTTCCGTCAGAGAACACCGCGCTTACTTCATTGTCGGTGTCTAAGAACGTGACGCCGCCTATGTAGAAGTTAGTGTTGCCGGGAGTAACGATGAGTGCATCAGTAGCATCTGCCGCGCCGCCAGCGTAAACAAACCTAAAGACAGAGCCTGCAACGGGTGCTGGCAATGTGTAGGTGTTGTCTTGTCCGCCATCGGGAACTAGAAGGATTCTGCCACTGTGAGTTGCGTTGGTGAGCGTGACGTTAGAATCAGCAAGGCTAACGGGCGCCCCACCAATGGTCGTAACCTCGGTGATCGTGCCGGTAGTAGAATCTTTGCTGATGGTCTTGAATGTGGTTTCAGAGCGTACTGGCCCTAGAAAAGTAGTATTAGCCATGTGAGTCTCCTGTCGTGGCTAGAGTCTAAATGTTCCACATGGAACAATTAGTCAGGAAAAGAAAAAGGGGGCCGAAGCCCCCGTACTATTAGGACGTTCCGGGTGAACCGTAAATGCCCAGAGGATCGGATACGCCGAAGCTGTATCGCTCGCGAGCCTTGTATCGGACGTTGCCGGTATCAAAGTCGCCGTCCATTGAAGTTTCCAACGCTGTTCTGTTGAAGTGCTTCATGCCGTTCGGTACGTCGGTAACGACGAAGAAAGCGTTGGTGTCTGTCAAGAAGTGATTGACAGAGTAGCCTTCCGGAATCGAACCGTTGTTGCGAAGGGCGTTGATGTCGTTGTCAGCCGTGCCAACTCGACCCTCAGTCTCAAGCAAACGAGTTGCTACAAACTGAAGTGCGGGTGGAACGATCAGACGACGAGGACGTGCCGCGATCAGCAGACCACGCTCATCGGTAAATGCCGCGATGTTAATCACTGCATCTTCCAGAGAGGTCTCGTTCAGATCAGCCGCAGTGGACGGACGGTTAGCGTTAGTGCCACCGTTGACCAGCGGGTGAGCCGTGCTGAACAGCGTTACGCCGTCACCAGACTGATAAGACGTAAAGCCGTCGTTAAGCGGGTTTGCCGCTTTAACCTGCTTGGTGTGAGCCATAGCACGGGCCAGCGCCTTGGTGTAACGAGCAGACAAAGAGTCATACAGGTTATCTTCCATAGCTTCTTCAGTAATAGAGAAGCCGAGGGCGATGGTTTCGTGGTTATAGCGAGCAGTGAAAGACTCTTGTGCTGAGTCATAGCTGATGGCCGCGCCTTCAGCTTTGACCGGTGCCGCACCGAATCCAGACAACTTCACTTCTTCTTCAAACGAACGCTCAGATGATTCAGTTTCGTAAATCATCGTGTGCTCATCGTCATAACGCTCATACTCCAGACCGAACAGGGCGTTCAGGCCGGGTAAAAGCTCTTTCAGCATTTGTGCGCGTGAAATAGCCATTGTTTATGCCTCCTTAAACGCCGAGCTTGGTTTCATAAGCGTGGCTCAACGGCAGGTAGGTAACGATGCAATCTGTGAAAGCATCACCTACGGTGCTGTTTGGCCCGTCTACGAAATCAACAATTCGGAGTGGTAGTGTATTAGTCGTAGCGATAGAGCCGCCATCTACGGCGTTCTTGCTTCGACCAATCGCGGTTGACCCAGCAGTGCTAACTGCTGATACGTTATTGCCCAATCCTGTCTGAGCAACGGCTTCATCAGCCTGCATTTGGAACAACAGCTTGGGATCATCAACGACATAAGCCATGATATCGTCCGCCGCAGTTGAAGCAGGGAAAAACTGATTGAAGGTTGGTTGACCAGTGCCGGGATCAGTGTACGAGCAACCGACAAAAATGCCGACCGTGCCTGCAACAACCGAAGTTGTTACTGCGGCTTTCTCGACGGTGCCAGCGGCAACCAGTTTTACGAAGTCCCCATAAAAGATAGCAGTGCCATAAGCGTTTGCAATCTTGATATGACGGACCTTTCCGGTGAAGGAACCGGAGGCACTTAGCGTACCTACGGGTTCTGCACCCATTGGAGTAGCTGTAGTAGCCATATCCTATCTCCTTGAAAGTAATAACCGAGACTATCTTTACAGATCAATCTCGACCAAAGGTTGTCCGAGTGGACCGCTCTGGATTCAGAACGGGCATTCGGGGATCGTTTTGCTTGAGGAAGTTGTTGTCCACAGACTGCATCTGGCTTGCCGCCATATGCTGGAAGTGCTCCTCTCGGGCCTGCATCTTGTCTGCTGGAGCCTTGCATAGAAGCAAGCCGCCAATCTCGATGTTGCCCTCAAAGCGGGAGTCAATGTCAGACATTACGTTCAACTCCGGATGATCTTCGGCCTTCACCGGAACCCATCCTTCTCTGAACTTCTGAGAGACATTGGTGTTGTCTGCATGACCCAAGGTGCTGGTTCGTACCCACCGGAAAACCCATCCCTCTTGAGGGTCTGGATTTGGTAGTACGGATGCAGGCAACCATGAATCAGATGGACGTTCTTCTACCTCTCGGGCTTCTGCCGCCCGTGCTGTGCGCTCTTCTGCCATGATTAGCTCTCCTTGAGTAATTGGTTGGCATATTGTTCGGGTGTAAGACCAAGACGCTTAGCGAGTGCGACTTGGGTGCGGCTCAACCTCACTTTGCGTGGTTTGGCACCGTTGTTCCTTGCGGAAGGTGCCACCACCACGGAGGGGCTTCGGGAAGTCGAGGAGACCGTACTCTCGGAGTCATCGGTCGAGCCACTACTCTCTTCACCAAAGTATTCTGGGAACTTGCCCTGCACGCGCCGGTCAAGCTCTTGGTAATAATCGTCAGACTCAGGGTTGAACCCTTCTTGACGGATCATCTTTTCATGTACGCCATAGGCATACGCGGTCATTTCCATGTGGTCTTCTGACTGAAACCACTTGTTGCCCTCTGCCCATGTTAGGGCTTTGTCGCTAGGCTGTCTGACCTGCGGTTGTTGCGCCTGCTGTTGTTGCGCTTGCTGGCGTCTATATGCCTCTTGTTGCTTAGCGAGTTCAGCTTCATTCGGCAACGGTTGGCGTTTCTTGTACGCATTACTCTGATGAGAAACTTGGCCAAGATCATACTGAGCATTGGTCATAGCCTTTTGAGCTTCAACCTGCTTATCAGTATTGCCTTCTTCTACCGCTTGGCGGTATGCCATCTCTGCCTGAGCCATCGCCATCTGTGCGCGTTCTTCTGACTGATTTATCAGTGCGCCCTCACCTTGATGAAGCACGCGCTGAAGCTCTCGGTTTTGCTCAGCGTATTGCTGGGCTACCTTGACCGCTTCCTCGCGTAGACGTTCTGCGTCTTCACGCAGGCGCCGCTCTTGATGCTGTTCATAACGGAGCTTATTGATACGCTTCTTGACTTTATCGCCATAGCCTTGAAGCTCTTCATCGCCGTCATCGTCCTTGGAGTCTTTGGCTTTCGCAATCGGCTTGCGATCCTCTGGCTCCCGGTCATCAATAACTTCGATGTCCATGTTTGGATCGGAACTGCCCTCATCGGGTTTTTTCCCGATTGTCGTCCGCACACCAAGGAACTTGTCCTCGGCAGACATGGACGGCTGTTCCATTTCTGTCTGCTCTTCGCTCATGCTTTCTCAACTCCCCTTGGGTCTTCAACGACGGCTTCTACGCTGTCATCATTGATTAGTCGAAACTCTTTACCATGCACCTTGAATCTGGTGCCGCTGTAAGAACGCATCAAAACCCAGTCCCCTTCTTGGCAGTAGGCGCCATTGGGAAACCGTTTTTCGTCCTTGTAAGCATCTGCACCCATCTTCAAAACGAACCCACAGATGGAACCAATTTCTTCCACCCTGAGCGTTTCAGCCGCTTTGAGTATGCCGCCTTCCGTTTTTTCGTCAGGCTCTGGGAGTGCGATAAGTAGTTTGTAACCTTTGGGGTCTGGAAGCTGTTTAGCCTTCTCTGGCTCTTCCGTCATGTCTACATCCTTGCACCGAATAGTGGCGTTCGGAGTCGCCTTGCGTTGCTTCCTGCAACGAAACTATTCTCGATCCATTCTCTTATTGAGGTCGAGAAGCTCGCGTTCAGCATAGGCCAAGCCTTCAATGATGCCGGTACAGCGAGAATAATCATTCATGTCTTTACATCCGCCGCCAGCTACATGGTCCGTGACCTCGTTCATGTGGGTCCGGAGTTGTTGCTGTAGTGCAGATAACAAGTTGTTAGTAGCGTGGTTAGTCATTGTCAATCAAGTCTCTTACTAGATTAAACCCTGACTTAAACCCTTCGATCTCTTCGCGAGAACGGTTGCTATCGTCAGACGCCTGCATCTTAGCCGCGAGTTTCGCCGCCTCAATCCGTTCGCCCGTCTGGAGTTTTTCCATGTCAAGTACGGCCTTTCCTTGGGCCTTTTGCAGATCAGCCTGTATCTTGGCCATCTCTGTTTGAGCCTTGGCTTGCGCCGATAGCTCTTTGATCTGCAACTCTTTCTGTTGCATCTGAATAACAGGATCTTCCTGCATCTCAGCATTTTGCTCGGCTTGCGCCATCATTTGAGCCTTGCCGGTGACCTGAGCCGCCGCCGGAGCAACCAGCTTAGCGAGACGGAACTCAATGTCCTCTGGCAGAGGCTCGCCCGCAGGCGGAAGCTCTACGCCCAGTTCGCGTTCAATCTTGGCGCGATACTCAAAGGCAACGTGCTCTGCGATGTGTGCGGCCATTGCCGCCTGAGCCGCGCCCGCCGCTGGGCTTTTTTCCATCAACTCCATGATTTCTGGATTCTCTATCAAGGACATGTGCACTTGAATGTGCGCTTGATGGTCTTGGTAGATAAACGCCTTAACTGGCTCACCGTTGATGATGTTCATGTTTTCGCTAACGGGGTCGGTCGGCTTGATGTCATCCTCAAGCGGCACAACCTTGTCTGCGTCTTGGATGCCTAACACCTCTAGCATCTGTCGATGTAGTAATGGCACGTCATAAATCTGAGGTGCCTGAGCCGCCAGTTGTAGCGCCGCCTGATATTGCATGATGCGTTGTGCCATCGTTCCCGCATTGGGGTCGCTGACAGGAATAATGTCTACGCGATCATCAAAATCTGCCGCGACCAGAGGGCCGGCATCTAAGTCGTAGGGGTAAACCTCTGGGCCATAGTCTTTTACCAGCCCCGACAGAATCTTGAGTTCTCTAGATACTGCATGGTGCACACGGCTCTGCACCGCGCTCAGCACCTTCATCTCTCGCTCCAGAACGGCCAGAGTGGTGCCTACCGGCGCCTCCCCATTGATGTCGGATGCTTTGACATCTGCGGCAGATGCGAATCTGCGACCCTCTTGAACAATATCACCTAGCAACTGGTACAGGACGTTGCTTGGCTCTTTGTATGGCAGGAATGAGATGTTGTCTCTGATCGCGCCGCTTGGCACATCAACATCCCTAAACTCTCCCGGCATAATTGGCGTATCGTCGCCCTTGATTCTCAGGCCGCGAGACTTGAGACCGCCGGGAAGATTCGACAGGGTGCCGGCATCTACAAGCTGTCTCAAGATGGCGGTTGCCGACTTTGACAGCCCGCCAATCATGTGGACTAGGCCGAAGCCGTAGAACCCAAGCCCCGGCAGATACTGGTAGTGAACGTAGTGCTCACGCCGCATCTTCTTGTCATCGCCTTCGTACCAGTTGCGCCGGATTGACAGGATGATTCTGGATGACTTGTCAATCGTAACGATGTAGGGCAGGGCGATCCCAGTAGGCTCTCCCCTGTCTGTATCTTCAAATCCGGGCAGGTCAATATCTACCTGCATCTCCAACAGGGTGTGCCTGCTGTCATACTCGTAATTATCAGAGTCTCCGGTCAGTCTGTTGTATTTCGCTTGTATCTCTGACAAGTCAGGGACTGGCGAGGGCAGGTCTACGTCGATATAAAAATCGGCAACCTGCAACTTACGGATCTCGTTGGCGGTGCGCTTCATCACATGAGTAGCGCGCTCGCACGTTGAGAGATCAGATGCGCCGTAGCTCACAACGAAGTCTTCCGCTGGAATGAACATCGCGCATGGACGCCCCATGCTGGGGTCGTAGTAAACCTTACGGAACGCCGAGCCTGCGATGGGCAGGGAGAACAACAGCTTTTCGGTTTCCGTTCTGTACTCCGTCATCCGCTGAGTGATGAGGTAGTTCAGGTAATTCTGTACGCGGTGCGCCTGCTTGCTCTTTTCGTCGTTGAGCTTGCCCACAATAGTGGTCTTGACAGGGCCGCTAGCGGGGTACACCTCTTGGATGGTTTGCGCTTGGAAGCGAATAACCGCTTCGGACAGCATAGGGTGAAATACACCACAAGCGCCTTCCCACGGCGTAGACCGATCCTCAAACTTGAGACCCAGAAGATCCAGACCACGGATGTAGGAGTCTTCCCAATCTGCTCGGCTGTTGCGGTCTGCCTCAAACGCAGAGATTAACTCAGCAGATAGCGAGTCAAGCTCTCCATCTGACAAGTAATCAACAAGGTTAGAGTCATGCTGGGCACCCAAAAGCGCAGTAGCATCCGAATCGAAGTCGATCATCATGCCGCCGTCTTCATCGAAAATACCGACTGATTCCGGGTTTTCGATCACAATTTCCAGATTAGACTCGTCTGGGCTTGGCATTTCGGCGCCCAGCGCCCGATCAATGGCCATGTCTAGCCTCTGCCGCCTCGCTTCCCGCCCTTAGAGTAGCCTTTAGTTTTTCCGCCCTTGAAGTAACCCTTGGTCTTGGGGACCATGCCACCGGCCATCATCTTGCCTTCGCCATCAGCCGCAAAGAACGGCACCTTCTTGCCATCCTTGGTCTCAACCATTTGCATCTTTCCGCCTCTGGCGGCGCCCTTGGCTTTCATTTTTCCACCAGCGGCATACATCTTAGAGGTTTTCTTCATCATGCTCATTACCTGCGTAAATGTTGTTAAAGACTCGATTCACATCCAGCGTGTAATCTAGGTCCGATTTTGAGTAGTGGACATGCTGTGACGGCCTAAAGTCGGGCGCGCCTTCGCCTGCCGAGAACCAAGCGGGATGTGTCACCCTGACTCGGTTGTTTGGCAATGCCACTATGTTTCCAGTCCACGGACCCGCATCCAGCAACTCCATAACATGGCTTTGCTTGTGCTGTGCCGGATCGTCCGCAATCTCGCTGTCGGTGTAGTCCACCGTGAACATGTACTTCGCCGGGAAGAACTTGTCATCAATCTTGGCCATCCACGGACACGGTGTCGCCCTCTCAAGGACATACACTGCGTGTTCGCGAGAAGAGCAGTCCCAAGGCTGGGCCGCGTATACCGGCATTGGCTCTGGCCACTCCTCAAATGGGGTGTCAGCTACCAGTGCCGTAATCGGCATCCTTGCCCACATTGCGCCACCGTGAACATTCGGCTCCTCAGAGTCGTAGGTCTCGGCGCCAGTAAAGATGACCTGAAAGCTCAGGCATCGGCATGGCATTGTGGTGACAGCAATCGCCATCGCATGAATAAACTCACCATGATATTTCTGATGATTGTGCGTGTATTCACGCCGCACCCAGCACTTAAAGTGTGGGATGTTGCTCTGCAAGAAAGCCATTTAGTAGTAATCTCCCCTTCT